TTCCTTTTTATAAGCATTTCCAGTCAGCTGTTAAATCTTGTAGCCAAGGTGGTGTCCGAGGTGGAGCAGCGACTCTCTATTACCCCCTTTGGCATTACGAAGTGGAGGATCTTCTTGTCCTAAAGAACAACAAAGGCACCGAAGATAACCGTATCCGTCATCTTGATTATGGCGTACAATTTAATAAGGTAATGTATGAAAGACTTCTTTCTGGAGGTAATATCACCCTCTTCTCACCTAGTGATGTCCCGGATCTCTATGAAGCCTTTTACAAAAGCGCTGAAGACTTTAGAGAACTCTACGAAAAATACGAACGTAGTAAGGTTAGAAAGAAAACCATCCCTGCGATTGATCTCTTCTCAGCCTTCGTTACCGAACGAAAAGACACGGGACGAATCTATCTGATGAACGTCGACCATGCCAATGAGCATGGTTCGTTTACTGAAGCAGCACCGATTAAGATGTCGAATCTGTGCTGTGAGATTACATTGCCAACAACACCACTAAAGGATATTCATGATGAAACAGGCGAGATTAGCCTATGCACGCTTGCAGCGATCAATTGGGGAAAGATTAGAAAGCCAGCTGATTTCGAAAAGCCATGCACCATTGCAGTACGCGCTTTGGATGCCTTACTTGACTATCAGGACTATCCTGTTCGAGCCGCTGCTATTGGTACTCGGAATCGTAGGCCTCTTGGTATTGGTATCATTAACTTTGCTTATTGGTTGGCTCGTAATGACACTAATTACTCTGATCCTAACCTTGAGCTTGTTCATGAGTATGCTGAAGCATGGAGTTATTACCTTATTAAAGCCTCGGTCGACTTGGCTGAAGAAGTAGGTCACTGCCCTCTAACAGTAGATACTAAGTATGGTTTGGGTCTATTTCCTATTAACACATATAAGAAAGATGTTGACGAATTAGTTGCTCCGAATTATAAGATGGACTGGGAACAGCTGTCTGGCCGAGTTAGAGACTATGGTATTCGTAACTCAACACTTATGGCTCTGATGCCAGCCGAGACTTCTGCTCAGATCTCAAACTCGACCAATGGCATCGAACCTCCTCGTGCTCTGATCTCGATCAAGCAATCGAAGGATGGTGTACTGAAGCAGGTCGTTCCCGAGCTAAGACGACTGAAGAATAAATACGAACTACTATGGGATCAAAAGTCTCCAGAAGGTTATCTGAAGATTATGGCGGTCCTGCAGAAGTTTATCGATCAGGCAATCTCGGTCAATACTTCTTATAATCCTCGTCACTATGAGGATGAGAAGATCCCGATGTCTGAGATGATCAAACATATTCTGATGCACTACAAGTATGGCGGTAAGACGCTCTACTACTTCAACACCTTTGACGGTGCTGGTGAGATTGAAGAAAACAAACCACTCGCACAAGGGCAACTAGATGATGAGGATTGTGACTCTTGTAAAATTTAACAGGAGTATTACATGGCAAAGTCCATTACATCAAAGCAACTACATGTTCCAATCGTAACAGGAACATCTCAAGATACAAGACGTCCTAAATTATCGTCAATGAATAAGCACAAGAAGAGAAACTTTAAGGCATATCGTGGGCAAGGAAGATAATGCAATATATTAAAATTGATAGTGATATGTGGTCAGACGCAGGCAAAGTTTGGTTTGTGCATGAGTATACGACGCGTGAAAATAGTACCGGCGTAACTCTTACGATTGAAGATACCACAACCGGCGAAATTCAGACACGGGTTGTTCCACAGAACCAAATCGAATGGCTCGAAGCGAAGGACTGGTAATGCTATACACAGGATCGGGGAATATACCTCATCACATCTATTGTTGGGTAGATTCTTCGTTCATTCGTAAAGATGCCAAACCAAACACATACGAACCTTGCATCTGGTTTGCATTGCATGCTAAAGCTGGTCATTCTTGGGGTTGTCATGTGATGCTCGAGTGTGGAGCAGTTTGGCGTGGAGTTCCGCCGCATGCATTAGCCTTCGCGCCTAATCCAGAGAAAACGTGGCAGCTTGAAGATACACAGATATGGGATTGTTATGGTGATCAGTTTTCGGTATTGATATATAACTATCTACACAGCCAACAAGCAGAGATTCGAAAGACCGGCCTTTTCGGCCGTTATCTTTTTACAGTGATTCCAATGCACGATGGATATTCACAAGATCCTTCTCAGTCGAAGGAATTTATGTTTATTCAATTAGACAATGGCAGACTGACTATCATGCCTACAAACGAACTTCGATTCCATGATAAATCATATACCGAAGGCGATTGGCCGAAAGATATTAAATTAAATACCAGCACCTGGAGAGTTGAATGACAGTTTTTTCAAACGAAATGTTTGATGCTACAGAACAGACTTGTTTCTTCGGAAAGCAAGTTAATATTGCCCGTTACGATAAGCAACGTTACAATATCTTCGAGAAGCTGACAGATAAGCAACTCGGATTTTTTTGGCGGCCAGAAGAAGTAGATCTGTCAAGAGACGGCAAAGACTTTAAAGGGTTAAGCGACCATGAAAAGCACATCTTTACAAGCAATCTCAAGCGTCAGATTCTTCTTGACTCTGTTCAAGGACGTGCGCCTAGCCTGGCGTTTCTACCGATTTGTTCGCTCCCCGAACTCGAAACCTGGATCCAAACATGGACATTTTCCGAAACGATTCATAGTCGATCCTACACTCATATCATTCGAAACGTTTATTCAGATCCGTCAAGGGTATTTGACGAGATGCTCGACATCCAAGAAATAGCCGATTGTGCTCATGACATAAGCAAATACTATGATGATCTGATTGAAATGAACAATCTAAATTCCATCGATCCTTACTGGGTTGGTGATAGGCAAGCTGTTGATCCATATCAACACAAGAAGGCTCTATGGCTTTGTCTAAATGCTGTTAACGCTCTCGAAGGAGTAAGATTCTATGTCTCGTTTGCATGCAGTTGGGCTTTTGCGGAAGTTAAGAAAATGGAAGGTAACGCCAAGATCATCAAGCTCATCGCGCGGGACGAGAACGTTCATCTTGCCTCGACACAACAGCTCCTCAAAATTCTACCGAAAGAGGATCCAGACTTTGCTCGCATACAAGAAGAAACACGAGATGAGTGCATCAGCATGTTTTATCGAGTGGTCGAGCAAGAAAAAAGTTGGGCACATTACCTTTTCCAGAACGGTTCGATGATTGGTTTGAACGAAGAGCTTCTTTGTAACTACGTAGACCATATCGCCGCGAAACGTATGGGTGCTATCGGTCTGAACGGTAAGCCAGGAGCGAATCCTTTGCCATGGACACAGAAGTGGATTTCAGGTTCTGACGTACAAGTTGCACCGCAAGAAACAGAAATTACTAGCTATGTGATTGGTGGAGTTAAAAAAGATGTTGATGAAAACACATTCAAAGGATTTACACTATAATGGATTGGATTACTTGCCCCTCATGTGATGAGGAATTTAAAATAATCACAGAAAACACCGCTCTTCCAGAATATTGTCCATATTGTTCTGCAGAGCTTGAGCTTGAAGATCCATTCGACGAAGAATATGAAGAATAAATAGATCTTTCTCCTGATGGAACGTGATCTATGAGTTGGTTATACGAAGACAAAGAATTTACTGAAGTCGAAGATTATTATGGCTTCATATATCTCATCGAAAATTTGGTAAACGGCAGGAAATATATAGGTCGTAAGTATCTGACAAAAGCCGGATACAAAACTGTCAAAGGCAAACGAAAGAAGCTTCGCGTAGAGTCCGATTGGCGAGACTACTACGGATCTTCTACTTCCCTCAAAGAAGACATTGATCTCTACGGAAAAGATAACTTTCGTAGAACGATCTTAAGACTCTGCAAGGGTCGCGGAGAATGTAATTACTTTGAAACAAAATATATATTCGATACAGATGCCATTTTAGATCCTAAATATTACAATAGTTGGGTATCTTGTAAAATTCAAACAAGCCACGTGAAGGCTTTACTTTTCAACCCCGAACAGGAGAATTTATGAGGTGGGTAAGGTACTAGAACACAAGCATTTGATTGTAAGAGCTGAGCTGAACAATCCTCCGCAGTGCACATCGGCGATCGATGAGTGGATGAAGAAGCTGGTCAATCAGATTGATATGAAAATTTTAATGGGACCATACACAGTGTATTCTGATATGGTCGGTAATCGCGGATTGACTGCCGTGACTATCATCGAGACCAGTCATATTGCTCTACATGTATGGGACGAATGCGAGCCGGCGATGGCTCAGCTAGATGTTTACACGTGCAGCACTTTGAATATTCAAGATGTGTTTGATGCCATCACTGAATGGGATCCTACAAAAGTTGAGTATAAGTATATAGACCGAGAAAACGGGTTGACATTAATTGAGAAAAATGAGGTGTTATAATGGGTAAGAAGAGAACACGTAAGACAGTCGTATCGAAAGGCCAACGTCGTTCGATCGTAGCTGGTGTGAAAGAAGTCCGTCAAGATCGTAGCGAAGGCGAAAAGGCCTACAATAAGCTGAAAGCTTGGCGCAAAGGCCAGAATCCATGGATTACTGTTCCTGGTCCGCAGTCTAACATGCGCTTTATTAAAGTGCGTGCGAACGGTGTTTGGGGTAATCCAAAAAATCGATCAACAGGTATTTACAGCAAAGCGACGAGCGATGAATAAGAATATTCTAATCTATACGAAAGACAACTGCCCTTTTTGTGTACAAGCGAAAAACTTGTTTACAAATAAAGGAGAACAGTATATAGAGAAGAAGATAGGAAAAGATATTACGCGCGAAGAGTTTATGGAAAACTTTCCAGACGTAAGAACAGTTCCTTTCATTATAATTGACACAGAAAAGGTAGGTGGTTATGACAAACTCGTTGAATGGTACGACAGACCAGAACGAAGCTTCTTGGCAGAATGAATATCTCAAGAAAACATTATTTGAAAATGTAGTTAATGTTTTGTTTGTAAAGAAAGATGGAACAGAACGCAAGTTAATTTGCACTCTGAAACCAGATCTTCTTCCAGTACAAACTGATCTTGAAGAAGCCGTGCAAAAGAAAACTCCAAATCCAGATGTACTCGCCGTATGGGATATTGAAAACAAAGGCTGGAGATCGTTTCGCTATGATTCGATCCTTGGATACATGGTCCACGAATGATCTACATGGTAGATATTGATCAGACCATCTGTGTAACTCCATGCACAGATGGTCGACATCGTTATGAGCTTGCGTGCCCATATCAGTACCGTATTGATCGTATAAATAGTTTGTACGACGAAGGGCATACCATCATTTATTGGACAGCCCGAGGTTCAGGATCAGGAATCGATTGGACCGAACTTACCAATAAACAACTCAATGATTGGGGCTGCAAGTTCCATGAAGTTCGTCTTGGAAAACCGTCATACGACGTATGGATTGATGACAAGGCAATGAGTGATGTTGAGTTTTTTAAAAGTGTTGACATCGAGGCGAAGTACGATGACTTTTTAGTAAATGGATACAAAAATAATGAATAATCAAGATAAGATTGAACTGAACGAACTGAATAAGGACTCGAATGGTGGAACAGAACTTACCACTCGAAATCTTTTCCACCGACTTTCAAGTGATGAACTCGATGGTGTCCAAATTATCACTGCTCGCGTCCGCGACCTCGATCCTGACCG